TTGTATAGTCATACATATTGCTGATGTCAGGAGGAATGACCTCCTCAACTGATGAAGTTTCCCAAATACAGGTTGCGCCACTTGCTCCTGTGGCACCAATGCATCCGCTAGAGCCGCTTGCACCTATTGTTGCATTTACATAGCCTAAAACATAGTCGTCTTCAATTTCAATCGTCGGCGTCATAACTTCGAATCGACATTCGTTCATTGGTCGATATGCAGCTGATGCGTCATCAATCGTTAGGTTAGAATATCCATCAGAAATTTTTAGAGAATCCTTATATTTTAACCATATCTGATATTCACTGCGAAATCCAGGTGTCGACCCATATGAAAGTAAACTTAAATCAAGAAGTACATTTAATACAGCTGCATAAAGTTCATCTTCGCTGATACCACGAATTGGGTATGTATGCGTTCTGTAACTATGAGCAGAATCAATAATTACCTTGAACAGATAGTCGATTGGTGCATCTGTATTTGGTTGCCATTTTGGAGAATGCTTTCCGAGTATAGCCTCCATCTTGATGTTGTTCCAATATTCGTCTGGAGATAATGCATCAGGATTGTTAATAAAATCTTCTAGTGATCCTTCCCAGTTATTTTCAGCAAAGCAAAAAACAATAACTGCAATAAGTAGTTTTAATCCAGCTGGATGAACAAACTTAAGGAAAGAGTCTTTCCATTGTAAAGGGTTATTGAGTGTTCGAATTTCATACGAATACTTTTGCCAACGTTCACCATCCTGTAACCTAAAATTTGTAGATGATTCGGACTGATTGTCTGATGTATGAAACAACTCAGACGATGGATAAAATATAGTCACAAACTCATTGAAAAATATACGAAAGAAAATGTGAATGCTTTCTTCAGACCCGCGCGTCTTGTAGTATTGAGCAATGATCTTAAAGAGACGTCTCTTATCAAGCGTTACACTGTTAGGAACAGACTTAGCAATTTGCAATTCAATAGCCGTTAAGTATTTGTCAGACATTTCATCAATGTCATGATTACTAATTAAGTTCTCTAATTCATGCGATGGATTATCTTTTGAATTTAGGTACTCATAATAGTGACGAATCATTTGCACAATCTTAGCGTCTGGGTTTTCCCGAACATATCCGGGAAAAAGAGAAGCTGAGCGTGTTGGTTCGTTGTGTGCTATTGATGCTGCACTTGCCACGGATATTGACATTATCGGTCGCGCTTAAATGTTTGATAGTTAATACTACGGCTTGTTCCACCAACCGCAATTTCGTCTACATATCCAAAGATGTTGCAACGCGCAACATCGATTTTTACAATTTGGTTTCTTTTTGAAACAACATCATCTGATATTGGAATCAAATCTATTGAGACATCAAATGGATCGTCCGATATTCCAAGAGGTGATATTGTCAGGATTCCGGTTGATAAAACAATACTTCCAACATTATCATTTACTGTATACCTAGACCCATTTGTTGCGATAGAGTATGTATATAGTATTCTCTTATCCATTGACGTCGGATCTTCTTTGTCTGCGAGGTAAACCCGAATACCGTCGTATTCCCATGGCGTGTCTGATGTTACTGCAGATGAGGCAACCGCAATTCCATCGTCAACCGTCAATGGTGATCCATACTTAACCGTAATGTTTGCAAATGATGTAGGATCAATGGTTATATCCTTAGATAGGAACACTCGGACATGTGAATTTAGTATTGCGGCCGAAGAGTTATCAATCTTTTTTGTAAACTCCGAATGCCTAAAGATCTTACCAAACCCCTTTAGCTGAACATTGTTATAATCAGTGATTACCCCAGATCTTAAATTATTTTCAAGCTCAGATTTTGTAGAAGTCGTAATGTTACTGTTGTACTTGAAGAGAACATCAAGAATAATGTTAATACGTTCTGCGTCTACAATCTCGGGTATTATAGCAATGACTTTCTTATTTGCAATAATCCCTAAAAGCTGTCTCTTCTCGGATTCAGTTAATATGTCAGCCTCTTCATTGGCCTCTTCTTTGCTAGGAGAGATAAACACCTTGCCATATTGAGGAGGATCGTTATCTTCTCCACCCCAAATGCTTACGCTTTTAACAAGAGGAAATTCCTTAACGATGATGCTGTTATAGTCATCAGCTGTAACTGCACGATTTTGTGAAACGAAACTGGATGTTGCATTGGATCGTATTTCATCGACACTTTCACGATCGTTTCCACCAGTTGATGGTCCGTTTACATTGATAGCAAATGAATATACAATTTCTGAAGTGTTAGCAAATGGATTAGATACTAAACTAAACGAGCCGCTGGCACCGTTTGCCTGTGAACCATTTGTTATGATGTATTCCAATTCTAATACACTAAGAGGATTTGGCTTGCGACTAATTACACCATTACCAAAAGTAATTTCAAACTTCCCTAAAGAATTTTCAGCTACATAATACAGAGCCGCTTCAGGCGATGTCTGACTGATATTTTCATATCGAGAATATTCTGTTACATTATCCGTATCATTTGGATTAGGATAAACTCTAACAATTAAACTTGACATGTCAATGTTCTCGTCATCGATGACATACTTTTCATAGTCATATGCTCCATTAATTGGATATCGTTTTGTGACACGCTGTCCTTCAACTAAAAATAAAGGAGATGATTGTGAAATATATGTTGACGTACCACTTACTTTTTGAAATGTCGCGCCGTCCTTAAGAGTGTAATAGTATACCTTATACAAAGAAGATACTTTAAATGTCGTGTTTCGATCCAAATATAACGAATCGGGTAGACTATATGAATTGTTTGTTGGCGTTGCAGTGATTACAATTGATGCATCAACACGACTAGAGGTTGCACTGCGGGGAACGTAACCAAGTAACTTTGCGGCCGATACTACACTGCTGCGTAGCTGTGCGCTGTCAATGAAAGTTTCATTAACAGCCATATGAGCCGTCATTGCATTGTAATGAGTATTATACGCAAGAATACTCATAAGAGTATTTAATGCACTACCCTGAAAATCATAATCTTGATAAGGCTTTTGTCCTCTTTCATCTGTCACATTCTTAAAGTATGTGACAAGATTATTTTTGATTGTATCAAAGTCTAGCTCAGTGATGTTAAGTTTGTCAGGCATTATCGTAAACGATTGATTATGAACTCCACTGTTTGTGGATTTTGGTTGTTGATTGCAAATTCAACTGTGACATGATATGCGTTTTCATCGGACATGTCAATTAAGTTAACCTTGACCGTTGAGACACGAGATTCGTATTTGCGAATGACATTTAGAATTTCGTCCTTAACAGCAATTGCCGTAAGAGGAGTTACGTTTTCAAATAAAAGACCTCTTAGGCGCGTCCCAAGATAAGGTTCAAATGGCCTGTCATATGTTGTACATAAGACAAGATTGCGAATTGAATTTTTGATAGCATCAATATCAGTTAGCGGAACAATATCGTTTGAGCTACCTTTGGTTAATGTCATATCCAAATCAGAATAGATAATATCTCTAGTTACAATAGGCACATAACCCGGATGATTGTAATCTGAAAGAATGCTATTCATTTACCGTATTTATATAGTGACATCTTATGGGCCGAAGCGCGCCTGAGCTTTCTTGTATTGTGGAGCTTCTTTGCTTCCACGTGAAACTAGGAATACTTGAACTGCTGCCATATTAGATGCTTTATATGGTTCAGGATTTAATGCAAAGATATCAACCTTTTTATATGTTAGCTCCTGATTTCCAGTATCATGAACCGTGTATACGCCACTTGGATTTTTACCACTTGGGTTGTATGGAGTACCATCTGGATTCTTAAGAGCAAGTACGCTACCAATTGGAACACGCGTACTTGCACATGAAAAACCATCAATCAATCTATCACTAAACGGTCCTTTAAACGCATCTTCATAATCGAGAGTGCCAATCCTGAAAGACTTTCCTTTGCTATTTGTATATGTATTACCAGAAGGTATTTTATAGCCTCGGGATTGCCAATATGCTGTTAATTCCGGCGGGCGCTGTGAAGGTTTAATGTCTAAGAATGTCGTGTAGTCAGTATTTGGCCCGCCATACACCGTTACACCAGTTGAAAGCATTGAGCCTGTCACTGGTCCGATTTGATTGCGCATTGCATACGCGCGAACAATGTCACCTGAACGGCCAAGCGATATTCCGATATTATTACATCTGTTATTATAATCGGTTTTGATTTCTTCATTCCATTGAAGATTATGAGTATTCAATTCAATACCAACACTCGTCTTAAATTCAGAAGCAAATCGCGCATCATCGGCATTTGACTTTGACTTCATTAACTTATCATGATATGCAAGAGCAATTGTATTTACCGATGTTATCATTGAAACATATGAAGAGTCGCCTGTCTTTGATGTATCCTTGCCGGTGTAATTCTTGATTTCGAACATTAAACCATCATAATCATTCTTAGCTGTTATTACTTGAGTATTAACAGTTGCACCCGGATGTGTTGGCGGTGACGCCATCGGGATAATTGCCGGTGAAGATATCCCATTGCTGAGAATCGCACCATTTGCAGTATAGTTTGGCGCGGAACAAATATCAAGAACATCAAGATTGTTAATCATATCTGTTATATTATTCACCGCCCCTCCAAATTTAGTTAAAATTTCCTGAACCTTTTTGACCTTCGCTAATCCTTGTAAACCTTTTGCGATTGCTATTTCTGTGAGAAGATCTCTTTCCTTAATGAGCTTGGCAACATTAATGACTTCTTGTAATGTGCTAGCATATGCTTGAACTTGGCCGAGTTTCGAAACTACATCTTTTGCGGTTGAATTATTTGTAAGTAATTCCATTGCCTTTTCTTGAGCTTTAGCCATAATGCGATCCTCAAGATTCATTACACAATCGAACAAATTTGCGGCTGGCTCCAAGTTAAGCGCTAAATTCGCTTTAACCATGACAGCACTAATGTTAGTCATGCTGTCAACAGTCATTGCTGTATTAGCATTCGAAACATTCAATAAGTTTGCTGGATCTGCTAACGTGCCAACTAAAGATATTCCCGTTGGATCGGATGATAACTTTGATTTATTAAACGTGTTTTTAACTGATTCTGTCAGCGAAGATAGTTGGGTGTTTGCCATATGAAATTATGGAGTTGGAGGTAATGTAACCGAATTGGTTTCAACGTGAACGTGATTAACAAGAGAGATTGATGCGCCAATAACATCTATATCAGATGTCACTGTTCCTTTTACACTAGCTTGTCCTGTTACATTTACATTTTCATCGACTGTAAGATCGCCTGCTTCAAGATGCATATCAGATGGAGCGTTTACAATAACTCCTCCCCCAGACGCTAAGTTTAAGTTTGCACCGCTAGCAACGGTCGCGTCTCCTCCTGCAGCCATGATTGATTTTCCGCTAACTGAGTTAACATAATTGCCCATGACAGTAGAAGTGGAATCACTGGACACAACAGTTTGCATTTTTTCACCAACTGTTAAACTCTTTGATCCCATAATCTTTTCCTGATGAGCTCCGTGTACCGTTGAAATGACATTACCTGACACGTTTGTTCCAATGTCGCCGACGATGTCAGCCGCAATTCCGCCGCCATTAATCTTAGTATTAATCTTACCATCAACTTTTAAGTTGACATCCTTCTTTACATATAAATTGTAATTACCTTCAACCACTGTTTCACAATCACCCATGACAGTGATAGATGCATTACCGCCGATGAAGATGTGTCCATCTTGAATGATGGTGACCCAATCACTACCGACAATCGTTAAAGTACGTCCGCCGTCTGCGCTGTAAGTATCACATGTTCCGCTCTTGTGTTGGCGATGAATTCGTTCGGCTCCAAGAGTATCGTCTACTTCATGAATGTGTCCGCTGCGTGACTTTTGTACTGAGTTAAACGGGTAAATGGATTCACCACCTTGTAACGGCGGGCTCCACGAATTAGATGAAATTGGAAGAATGTCTGCCATAATAGTATTTAGTGATTAAGCTGCAATGATAGAAGCATTCTTGGATATAGTGATAGCGCTTTGTACACTAGTTCTAATATTTCGATTTTTTTCAAAGACGCCCCATCCAACTCCTTTCCCTCCACCTGATGTATTGCCATCTATAGTTTTAAAAGATCCTGAAGCGTCACTGTCGGTTGATGCAATACCAATATGACTATATGAAAAGATGACTATATCTCCAGCTTTAATGTACCTTGGGTTTTCGCGAAGTTGCGCATATGATTTGCCTTTAGCCCATTTCTCCCATTCAAAGACCGCTGCCGATTTAGGTCTTTCAGCCTCAGATAATACGCCTGCTTGCTGTACACACCATGCTATAAATGCAGCACACCATTTTCCTTTTTCTCCACCA